GATAAAATTACTAGGAGCAACAAAAGTAATTATATTTGCACAATTAAATCAAACAGTAACTGCTACAGGACACGATGCAATAGTATGTCTAGGTAGTGTTAATGGAATGGAATTAAATGCAGGAACTATGGATAGTGGCGCTGCATTTGGTGATAGAAATGGTTACACTTTAACTTTTGATGGGTTAGAGCAACAACCTTTCCAATTTGTGCCTGATTATACTACAAATCCATTTGATAATGGTGGGTTTACATTAGGTGGTGTAGTATCTTCGTAGACTTTAATTAGTAGTTTTCATATATTTCTTGATTAGGGTGGGCTTATGTCCACCTTTTTCTTTTAAAGCCAAATAAAAAAGACCTTTTTCTATTATATACTATGATACAAGTAATTAGTGAGTCTTCTTTCAATATGTATGTAAATACAGAAGGTAATCGTATAGACACATCAGTAAGTTCTGATTTGATAAGATACCTAGTAAAGTTTACTAATGATCTGGACAAGTCTGTCCAATATGCGTATTCTGACTTACACTTAGTATATGAACGCTACACTAAATTAAGTTTTACTTATAATACAACTCCTGATGTATATACAGGGGCTACTAAACTAATACCAACAGGATATTATAAATATGAAGTATATGAAGTTGCTTGGACAGGCGCAGTAGCAATAAGCGCAGGTAACGCTCCTATAAATGAGAATGATGTATTACCAATAGGGGCAACACACGGAGTAGTACAAGGATTAGTAGCAATAGGAAAATTAAATGTTACTGCTAAGACAGGAACAGCACAAGTACAATATACACAAAGACAATCACCAAGTGGTACTAACTACATTTGGTATGGACAATAATAACAAATAAAAACAATTAAAAATGGCTATAGAAAACGTACAACAATTACTAACTGAACAACTAGGAAAGCATAGATGTGATGTTATTGGAACAACTGCAATGTCAGGTAAAAAATACTATGCTGTTCATTTTCCTGTAGAAAGTGTAATAGCGTCAATAACTGCAACTAATGTACAAACAGGTACAGGTAGTGCAATAGCAGGATTACATACGACAATGGCGGCAGGAACGACATTATTTCTTCAAGTGACCGCTATAACACTAACAAGTGGTGTAGGAATCTGCTACTACGAAGACGTTATATAATGAAGATATTAAAATTAGGTCAAATGATTGGTGGCTCTAACTCACCAAAACCGTCAGGACTGCTTAATGAGTATTCTATAAACTTTGATGGAGCAAATGACAATGTAGACTGTGGTGATAGTAATGACTTTTCTTTTGGTAATGGTACAACAGACTCTGCTTTTAGTATTTCTGCTTGGATTAATGCTAGTAATTTGGCTATAGATAGGGCGATTGTTAGTAAAAATTCTTCAGCCGCACAAGAATATACTTTTAAAGTTCTATCAAATGGAGCATTAAATTTTACACTATTTGATACTTTAGGGCCTGATGCTGACTACGCTACCGTCCA